ACAATAATTGATACCAATTTGCTGGATGCTAGATACATTTTCTTTGCCTCTGCATCCACTTTCTTTTTGATTGATTCAGGTAATCTGATACACACTACTTCTTGTTTTTCTTTTTTCATATTTTATAGGTTTTGTAAATAAGCACACATAATGAAAGCAACGATTAAAATAACAATTGCTTGAAAGTTCCTGTTTTGTTGTTCTGACATAATTAAAGTTTTACGATTGATAAAATAATTTGATTGTTTGCAAGGTCAATGGTGCGGAATTTCACTAGGAAAAACCTGTTACCATCAATTTCAAAATCAAGAAATACATTGTCGCCTCCTTGTGGAATAAACTGCCCATTGTAAGGGTAAAAGTTGTTTTCGTAAGCCAATACTGGTTTCATAGTTTTTATTTGTTTTTATTATTAAATACTCCATTGTGTTGCCATAGCATTGGCAATACCTTGAAATGTTTTACTTCTTAATGTTCTGCGTTCTTGTGGTGTTTTAGCTTGTTGTAAAGCCTCATAATACCATAATGCTTGTCTTTTTAATTTTCCTGTATTCTTGTCAACCCATTCTTTAAATTGACCTTTATCTACCATATTAGTTGGAATTAATTTAGGTAAATTTTTAAGCCATAAACAAGTTGATTTACTAGCTAAATCTCCAAACCAATAAGGTTGTATAATTTGGTCTGGTTTTCTAATTTTACTACTTATTACACTAATAGGATTTTCAATAGCTATTTTATGTATATCTGCATTCATTAATTTTTGTACAAAATTTAATGCTTCTAATTGATTGTTATGCCTTTCAATATTTAAACTTTTGTCTTTATTATATAAATGTCTTGCACCGCTTACTGCTAAATAGGTGCAAGGTGGATGGGCTATCATTAAATCCCATCCTTGATTAATATAATTAAATACATCACCTTGTAAATGCCATTCTTTATGACCACCACTACAAGGAAGTATATCGCAAGAAAAGGCATCGTGTCCTAATGCTCTAAATGCTTTTGTTACTGATTGTGATTCTTCACAAGCTATTAATACTTTCATTATATCATTTCAATTTGGTAACCTAAATAAGTAAATTTATCTAACTTGAATTTTAATGTAGTATCATTAAATTCTGCTACAGGAATTAAGATTGTAACCCATCCGTTAGTAGTTACATTTTCTTTGTAAATTTTAAATGCTTGTATCATAGTTTTTTGGTTTTGTTTACACAAAGATATAAAAGATTACAATACCAACAATAAATTATTTAAATTATTTTTGTTAAAATTATGTTAAAACCACATCTATTTGAAAATCAAAGAGTTATGCAATAAGTTTACTAATAGAGAACTTTTTTAATCAAATTGTTAAATAGTTATGGTACTATATGTAAAATGTTGTAACATTATTAGGGTAAATATGTTACTGATTTATATGGAATTGTAACAAAATTTGTTAATTGTTGAAATTGGTCTTGTTATATCTTGTAACATATAATAGGGCATATTTGTTACGAAATAGGTGCAAATGCATATAAATTGGTGCAAAGCGGTAGTAATGCTACTAATTAGGTGCAAATTATAAACTCCTGATGTACCTAAATTATAATATCTAGTCTAAAAATATCTTTAGGGTACGTTTGCCATCCTGATATGACAATTCTATGGAGTTAAAATCCCCCAATTCTTTGTATAGGGTTAATATCCTGCCAATTGGCTTGTCATTCTTTGCGTGGTTAATGATTTCTAGCCTTGTAATTTTCACTTCTTTTGGTTCTTGGGGTAAAGTGTCCATTTTGTGATATTTTCACAAATTTAACCCTTATAAGGGATAAATGCACATCAAAAAGTGCATTTTATGACACATTATGCACAAAAAACCCCTCAACGTAGAAACGTAAGGGGGATAAAACCATTTGTCTTAAAAACTATGCTCGCAAATATAAATTAAAAAACCCAGCTTTTTACACTGGGTCTAAACCAAACTATGAATAAACCAAACAACCTACTTTGACCCATCCTGCAAAGGTGTATCATTCGTATCATCCACTCTACGATAACCTTCTTTCCATAACACTTTAGTCAAAGTTATTGATTTTTTAATGATAGATAATTCACTATCATTTGGGTTTAATAAATGCAACACTTCGTGCAACAAAATTTCTAAATGCTTCTTGCCTTTTAATCGTGGGTCTAAATATACATTACCATCACTCTCGGCAATGCCGTGTGCTTGTTCCCTGCCTAATTTCTTGTATATGATTTTAATTCTCATTCTTTAAAACGGCTTCATCAGGTCTTTCAACTTCTTTTACTATTACTTTGTTGCCACCACGTATTTTGGATAGCATACGTTTTATATCTTCTTCTAACTTATAGTATTCAGACAATTTCTTTACTAGATAACTCTCTTGTTCGGATAGTGTCATTTTATTGAATGATTTAGGAAGTTTAATCATTTCTAGTGGATTTTATTATTGATAATTCTTTTATTTAAGACCTCAAAATTACCATCTTTTTCAACTAAAATATGAGCAAATCCAACGTTGTGTTTTGTGTTGTGTGGGTCGTAATCAGGAGCAAGAGTACAAAGACATCCTGTACTCCAGCAACTAATAGGTTCTTCTTTTATGTTTGTTTCGGAATGGTTTGATGTAGAGTGAACGTGTCCGATAATCATTGAACTTTTTGCCCTTATAAATACTCCACGTGCTGCGTTTACAGGTGCAAACATTCCCCTCACTATAGTATGTCCGTGTAGCATATGTAATTTACCTGCCCTTACTACAATATGTTGTTCGTAAAATTCTATATTGAATTTCTTTAAATCTAACCTTTGAGGAAGTTTGTAATAATCATCATTGAATAACATCGGTGCTTTCTTCATTAAATATCGCATATACCAGTTATCGTGATTCCCCTCTAACCAAATAATATGTGCCTTTGGAAATTTAGTTCTTAAATGAGAAAGAAATATTTGGCAATACTCAAACCACTCAACGACATCATCAGGACTTGGCGGCGGTGCATCGTGGCTTGTAAACGGAGTGTTATCTAAAACATCTCCACCTAAAACAATACAATTTACCTTTTGTTTGATTCCATAATCAATAGCTAATTTGATTGCTTCGTTATCTTGGTTGGGTATATGAATATCCGATAACCAAAGAATGTTGTTTGAACTCACTGGTAGGTCAACAAATTGCCTAGATTTAATCTTTGTAGGTGGTAAATCAGGAGTGTGTGTGATTTTATATTTTGAACTTTTTCTGCTACCAAAAGAATGAGTAACAAACCTAATAAAGGTTCTTGCATCTTCCACACTATTGAAAATATGTGCGTGGTCGTTATATAGTTTAGCAGCTATACTGCTTTTACTAATAGATGGGAATTTAGCCACGTATTCCGCAGCTAGTTGTTGTTTTTCCATATTATGTTTAGTTTAACAAATACTATCTCTTATCAAATCCGCTTCCGCTTCCCTTCTCAAAACCAAACCATCCATTCCACGATTTTCCCAAAGTCTCTTGCTCTTTTCAATCTCCTCTGCTATTCCGTGATAATCTTGTTTTGCTACTAAATCAACAATGGCTTTCATTTCTACTCTTGAATCTCCTTCTAATTTCATACCTCTATTGTAAACCATTGAAACCAACGCACCTTGTGTGTCCTCGTTTAATGTTTCTAATTGCGGATAAATCAATTTAGTCATCTGAAAATATCTAGGAATTGACACCTTAACGAAAACATCGTAGGCTATATTGTACGGAATGCGAACATTTAATATTTCGCCTTTCATCATTGTTTTAACCACTTCGCCTTTAATTCCGCAGAACCTTTTAAGGGCATTTAAATAATTTAAGTTTAAATCTTTCCAAGTTGTAAACAATTCTTTCTCGGTACAATAACCTATGTCAAAACCAATTCCTATGGTAAGACCGCTTTGCCCACCTGCCCACGTAGGTTTGTTGTACTTTTTATCGTACACGGCACGACCACCGATTTCGTGCTGGATAATAAGGTCAATTGATTTACGACTTATCATTTTTCTTTAGAATTGAATCAGGACTAAATACTAAACCAACTCCAAGTGTTATAACAACCACCGCACCTGTCCAATCCGCCTTACCCATAAAAACACTCGCTAAACCGCCTCCGATAATTACTAAACCCATTAAGGTCGTTTTCCAATCCATTACGTTTTTCATAATATCTTTTTTAAATATCCTATTTGCAACTGATTTGTAGTTACACTAAATTGAAATAAGTCATTTTTAGCCGTTTTAAACCCTATGCCAACACCTACACCCACTTTTTCATCAAACCGCCTTAAATCGCCTATAAACCCCAAATAAACCTCTTTTTTAGGTGGGTTTACTTTGGTAGTTTCTATTCTTATGGTTCTTGTCTCTATTTCTGCCTTAAAACCCCTTCCTTTTATCTTGTTTTCACTAATGGTGTCGCTTATGTATGCAAACCCCAGTGAGTCAATCCTTATCGTGTCGTTGTAGTTTCGGACCTGTTTATAATCTTCAACTATCCTCATTGTATCGTGGATGGTTAAAGTATCAACACCCAAAACGACAAAAGGGATTGAATCCCCTTTGCGATATTTAAAGACCTTTTGAACTTTTACAATAGTGTCAATCTTTGTTATTACTATTGGTTCAACAGGATTTGGACTAAACATAAATACTAGCACCACGATTAATAATATGGTAACTAATATCGTTCTCAATCTCTATCTTGTTTGTTTTGTAATGCAATAGCCATTTTGTTAATCTCGGCTAAAATGTGGTCTAGTTTCTTATAGATTTGGTCATCTTGTTTTTCAACCATATTAACTCTAATTTCTAATTCCTTTAATTTAAGTGATATCTTAACGTAGATTCCAATTAAACCTCCTATTATTAGGATGGATTGACCAACGATAAAAGTAACTAAATTTTCCATTACAATTCTTCTTCTTCTTCTTTTACAAATGTGATACCATTAACCCAATCTTCTAAGAATGTAAAGTTTTCCAATCCTGCTGGATTCACTACATTTATTTTATCAAACTCAAACTCTTTGTTTCCCAATTCAGTTACCTGAACAGTTAGCTTTTTGATACTTTCTTTAGTAAACTTGTAGCCACCCTTTTCATCCAATAATAAAATGTCATTAGAATCGGTTGATGCGTTATCAAGGCGGAGTTCTTCAACTTGGGCTTGATAGCTTTCGTGATGGGATTTGACTTTTTCATAAATCTTTACGAGTTTTTTTTGTGTCTTACTTTCGGAGTTTCCAATAACCGCATTAATTGATGCGATTAGGGTGTTGAGTTGATTGTACTTCATATTGGTTTATTTTTTACAAATATAGGTTAATTGTTATAGGTTTTCTATCTCTTGTTTTACTTCTTGCCAATAAGCATCAGCTTCACGCATACAATAATTTAATATCTCATCTACTGTTATCAATACACATTCTTTAGCTGATTCGTGTTCCAACATACCATATAAATATGTATCTCCTGATGGATTTAAAAATTTATTATATAATTCTTTTGCCTTTTCTTTTGGTGTCATAATATTGGTTTTGCCAAAATTAGGACTATTCGGTTACTTCAGCAACTACTTCAGGCACAGGAGGTACATAATCTCCTACGATTGTAAGGTTAAGAACATCAGGTGATGCTGCCCAAGTATAGGCATACTCATCGTTATTACCCCACGCTTGATACGCTTCTCCTGACATATCAAGATTACCACTAGCACATACTCCCATATTCTCATCTAATAAAGCATAGTAGAATCTAGCGTATTTAAATAACTCTCCACCAATAGGGTAAAGATTAAAAATAGTTGCTTGAACTGATTGTCCATTTATCCAACTTGTAACTGGGTTGATTTGTTTCATTTTATTTTTATTTAAATTGTTAAGCCAAATTTGCTAATGCTAAATTGTATTGTGTTCCATTAATTTCTACACTTACATATCCTGTTGTATTTACACCTATAACAGTTGCCGTTACTAATTCTCCTAATCTCCAAGGTCTTGCAGATGAAGAACCAAACCCACCTGTTTGAATTGTAGAATAAAATGTTGCAGTACCATTACCCTTTATTTTAAAGAAATTAGTTGTTTCTGCTGCATTAGAAACCGAAAACGCATAATCATTAACATTAGTACCTGCGTTAATATATACTCCAAAAGATTGACTAGCGGTAGTAATTCCACTAAATATTGCAGCTACATCTCCATAAACACCTTGTACTTGTAATTTAGCCGTAGGATTTACAATATTAATTCCCACATTACCTCCACTTGTTATACGCATTCTTTCGGTAACTGAACCACCTGAACAAGTATAAAATGCCATATCGGTAGTAGCATTTGATGAAGCTGATTGCAATGCTGCAATTTGAGCAGAACCAACTGTATAAAGTGTACCTCCTGATGTTGTATATGTTACACCTACTGCATCACTACCTAATCCAATAGCAGATACTTTAGGGAATGTACCTGAGTTAGAATGTATTACTTCTAAATTAGCACCTGTACTTGTATAGGTAGTTAATTTAGCATTTGGACTTGTAGTACCTATACCTACATTTCCTCCTGTTGATGCACCATCTACTCCAAGAAGTATATCAGTATAAGCAGTACCATTATAAGCATAAATTTGTAGTTTATTATCACTCCTTTGACTTACTTCAATATTACCACTACCATTGTTATAATAATGCCTAAATCCTGCTCCCGCATTAGTACTTTTTATTAATCCCCCTGCCGTAACACTACTACTAAATGTAGCTGCACCTGTATTAGCTAATGTAAATAATGTTGCACTATCTGCTTGATTGAGAATTGTAAGGCTTGATGAACCTGTATATAAATAATTTATTGAACCACTTGCAGCAGCAAAAAATTTATTTGTTCCAACATAATTATAAACTCCACCTGCAAATGTTACACTTCCACTAAACCTTCCTGTACCATTTACATCAAGCTTGTATCCTGAATCTGTTGTAGTACCTATACCTACGTTACCTGCGTTAGTAATACGCATACGTTCGGTAGCAGTATTAGTGCCAAACCATATATAATCTGTTGCATCACCACTTCTTGAAACTACACCTGTACTTCGAGTTCCACCATTTAATACAAATCCATTATAATAAGTTGCTGAATATCTTGCACCAATAAATCTATCAGTACCATCATATGGAACTAATACATCTCCCCCTGCCGTAACACTACTACTAAACGTGGCGGCTCCTGTAAAATTATGTCCATTAGAATTGTTATATTGAAATACTCCACCTGAACTAATTACTCCAATATAACCAATAGAAGACCCTGCATTATTTCTAAATCTTAAAACATAATCATTAGTTGCAGTTATATCTTGTATTGTTACGTATTGAGATAAAACATCATTGGCACTTCCGCCTGTTGTTGAAATTCTACCTGCTGCTCTTATCGTACCATTCACATCAAGTTTGTAGCCTGCATCAGTGTTTGTGTTTAACCCAAGATTACCTGTACTAAATAAGGTCATAGCTTGTGTAAAGCTGATAGCGTTACCTGCCGTACCTGAAGGAGCAGTGAACCAATAATAATTGCCAACGTATTGCACATATCGTTGTGCTTTACCTGTTGCCTTATATTTCCAATCAGTGTCATAATATGCGTTTAGTGTAATATTAAAAGCATCATTTTCTGCTGCAATAGAACTTTGTTGTAAAATATCAAATACTCTAAAAGAACTTCCCCACGCACTCGGTGTTACTCCCAAACCTAAGTTGCCTGAAGCGTCAAGAGTTGCTTTGTTAGTCCCATTAGTTACAAGTCCTAATGAATGATTAGTCCAAGTCCCTATATATCCAACTGTTGAACTTAAATAATTTCCAATACCAACTGTGCCATTTGTTACATAAGTTTTTAATCCTGAATCAGGAACGGTTGTTCCACCTATAATTACTTGTGTGCCATTATCATATACTAAACTATTCCCTATTGTACTTGTACCTGTAAATTTAGGTAGGTAGTTTGTAGTACCACTTCCGCCAATACCACCTAAACCACTTAATGTGTAGTTAGGTATGTTTAAGGTATTACTTACTAATGTTGCAGCTCCACTTGTACCTGTTGTAGTTAATGTTATAGGTGCTTGATAATCAGTTCCTGCAGTAGCTAATATTATAGTACCATTAGATGAAGATGTTTTTAATAAACCATTTGTTGTATAAGCATTTAACCTTAAAGTACCTGTATTATTTAATCTAAAATATTCAGTAAAATCAGTTTTTAATACTAAATCAATACCTGTATTTGTTTCTAACCCTGTAGTTGTAGCATTAGCAAAAAAATTGCCTTTTATTGTAGATAAATATTTTAAATATAAATTACCTGAAATAGAAGCATTTGTTCCATCATCATCTATTATACTATTAGTTAAACTTGTACCACTTGTATTCCATTTAGCTAAATATGTTGCAGTACCTGTACCTGTTACAGGATTTGTTAAAGCGTTTTGTTTATTATTAAAAGTATTCCAATCAGTAGAACTTAAATATCCACTTGTTGAAGTAGTCGCTTGACTTATTGAAATAACATTTGAAGTAATACTTAAAGGACTTGTTGCACTTGTGATTCTATTGGTATATGCGGTGTCCCAATTTGTTTGTGATGCCGTTGTAGGTAAAGAATAACCAACCGCAAAAGCTAATGCCAATGTTCCGCTTGATGTTACAGGACTTCCTGTTACACTAAACCCAGTCGGTGCTGATAAACCTACCGAAGTAACTGTTCCTGAATTTGCATCAGTATCATTTATCCAAATTGTGCCATTATATTTTAATACTTGCCCTGTTGTAGGAGTTGTAATAGTTACATCACTTAATTGCGTTAAACTATAATCTCCTTCCGTTGCCACTACTGCTCCTGTTCTACCAAAGACTGAAGTAACCGCATCGGTATTAATATCAGTCCAAGATGCAGTAATAGTTCCACCATCTTGTTGATTTAAGGTCAATGTCTTTGTAGTTGTTCCTGTTACCGCAGCACTTGTTAAACTTCTATTATAAGCAGTATTCCAATTTGTAGAATTATCAGTTAAATAGCTAATTGTTCCTGCCGTAGATTTAACGATACCTGTTCCACTCAATGCAGATTGTTTTCCGTTAAACGTACTCCAATCGGTAGAAGATAAATATCCATTTACCAAACTTGTTGCAGCAGGGATTGATACAGTTCCGCTAGTGTTTACTAATGGAGAACTAAAAGTTAATGCACTTTGTTTGTTATTAAATGTACTCCAATCTGCCGAACTCAATGCACCTCTATTGGTAGCACTTGCCGTTGGTAAATTGAAAGTATGTGTTGAAGTAGCTGAACTAATCGTAAAATCAGTTCCACTTGTACCCACCGCAAAAGTTTGAGTTAATGCAGTTAAAGTATTTAATGTTGTAATACCTGTATCGGTATCAGTATTGTTAACCCACGCAGTTCCATTGTATTTTAATACTTGTCCGCTAGATGGGGTTGTTATTGTAACATCTCCTAATTGAGTTAATGTATAATCTCCTTCGGTAGCTACCACCGCACCTGTACGACCAAATACCGAAGTAACTGGATATGATATGTCGCTTGTTAAAGCTAAAGTTCCACTTGCGTTAGGGAAAGTATAACTTCTATTCGCTGTGTTTGCATTAGAAACTAAAGTCGTTAAATATAAGTTTCCGTTTTGCCATCCTAAATTTCCATTGACATCCGCAAAGATTAAACTTTCATTCGCACTACCTGTTGGGGTTGCTGATTGATGCTTCAATCCTAAATGACCATTACCTGCCGTTCCCTTAACGTGCAATGCTTGTGCATTTAAAACGTGCGTTCCTAAATCCACATCCGTAGTAGCACCTGTATAAGGCACATACCCTGTTAAAGCAGGAAAGGTTTGTAAAGCACCTGTTCCATCTATGTATTGAGATACAGTTCCTGCACCTGTTACATTTATGCTCCCATTAGCCGTTAGAGGCGAATTAGCGACACTAAAAGCACTCGGCATAGATAAACCTATACTCGTAATTAAAGTCGGAAATGTGGTCAAATTTCCTGCACCATTTACATATTGTCCTGAAGTACCTGCAAAGGCAAAAGCTAAAGTTCCTGCCGTAGTTATCGGAGAACCTGTTAAACCGATGGCATTTCCATTAATACTAGCACCTACTGAAGTAACTGTTCCATTTTGTCCGCTTGATTTCTGCCAAGTTCCACTTCCGTATAACACCCAATCACCTACGGCAAAAGTAACAGGACCAGCACCAAAGTTCACAGTTCCTGCAACATTACAAATGTACATATCCCCAGCATCCCCTACACCATTCGTTAAGGTTGGAGTGTTCGTAGCAGCGTTCCAAGTACCTAAATAAGTTACTACCGATGAAGGTAATTGAGATACAGGCACTTTACCACCACTATCAAGGGTTGCTACACCATTAGCTGCCCCTAAAGGAACACTAGAAACTACTCCTGATGTTCCTGTTAATACTCCAGCAAGATTTCTAACTTTTGCACCTGATGTTATTACTATTTGATTGCTCATTCTTTTTCTTTTTATTAATTGAATAAACCACGCACAAATTCTCCACTCTCTAAAACTCTACTAAATGTCAATGTTCCTGTTGATGTGTTCCATTTTACTTGCTCATCAATTGGAGTTCCTGTTGTAATAATTTCTTGAACATCTATACCACCTCTTGATACATATAAACAATCGTTTCCTATCAAATCTCCCCAAGTAATAGTTGATTCTCCACCAGCTGCGGTGTATTGTTTCATTGTTGTTCCACCACCTGATATTACCACTCCACTTGGATTTATTGTTGTTCCTGAAGTTCCATAAGCACCTGTTCCTTGTAAAGACACGGAATAAGTCCCTATATCCTTATATGGTGCATTTATTGATAATGAAGTTAAATTACATCTTCCTGTAATAATCACTAAACCATCTTCTCCATTATCTATTACAAACTTAATTAATATTGTTGTTCTATTTTGTTGTTGTTGCAACAAAAATAAATATCCATAATTGTCTAAAGTAATAATTCCATTACAAGTAACACTCCAATTAGCTATGTCATTCTTATATTCACGATACCAAGCAGATGTTTGACTTGTAACCTCTTTTTGGTCCACATTTACACTAAATGTGCAATTTGTAGAACACGCAAAAGGTATATCGTATGCAACAGTTGAAGTAAAATAATTAATATAACTTCCTTCGGTGTATAATGTAGCAGTTCTACCTGTTAAGTTCAAAACCACAATTTTAACTACTATTCTATCAGTTGCTGCCAATGAAGTAGCTGGAAAAGTTACATTAGTTGTGTATAATGTAGGACTTGTTGAAGTAAAATAAACGGAATCAGAACTAGCAATAGGAGTTAATGTAGTACCATCGTATTTCGCAATTGTTATCGCAAACATTGGACTTCCACTCACATTTGTAGAAAGAGAAAGGTAGTTTCTAAATACCCAAGTACCCCCAGCAATTGCAGTTGAATTTGGGTCTCCTGAATCAGTAATAAAACAAGCTAAATTTCCATCGGCAATTCTTGTAAAGTTTGCTGCTGCTCCACCCTCATTTGTTGGACTTATTTCATAATAAGATTCACTTAATATTGTGCCTTGAGATGTACCACCATTAAAATAATAGTTTGTATTCTCTTGCTGCTTATAAAGCATTATATTTTTACCAATTACTTTGTCTGCCATTGTACAAATTTAACCTTTAATTATAATTTATTCCATTAACTGTATAAATAGTCAAAATTGTACTTTCTATTGCCTCATTTGAAATGTCTAACAAAGTTGATTTTATTTCGCTATTTATTATGTCAATAGTCATATTACCTGTCATAAAAAACTTATCCTCAACATTTATTTGTGCTGGGTCAGTATCAGTTATCCTCAAAATCTTACCTGCCGAAAATCTGCCATTTGAAGTCTCAACTCCAAATACATTAGAATCAACATTTATTAAATTCCTTCTATAAGCATTTACATATTCCTTCATAATTAATTGAGATAAACCTTGAAATACTCCCGAAACTCCATATTTATACCATCCTGAAGCACCTATATAAATTGTGTCGTGTAAAACTAATATAGTTCCTAATGCTTGATTATCTATATATCTATTAACTCCATCTCCTGTGTAAATTGGATAACCAAAAGGTAAATCAACATCAAATGTGTATTGATTGTCATTATTTAATATTGATGTAGTTTTTATGGTTGAAATTGGAGATTGAAATGTTAATATAAAATCTCCTATTGTTATTTCAGTTGAACAACTTGCACTATCAAATACTTGTATTTGCATTGTTAATTGTCCACTTATAGGCAAAGGAGGAGTTGTTATTGAAAAGTTATTAATTTCATTTTGTGATACTTCTTCAATTAGATAATAGTTATCAAATGGTGCAGTTGAAGCATCTTGCCATATTTTATCAACATTGTAATAGTATATAGGAGCTCCACTACCAGCACCTGTAACTTGCAATTTCAAGAATCCTCTTTTCTTTTCAATTTCCTGATTATAAAAAGTATTTGAATAAACTATTGTATCATTTTGCAATGCACTTGGAACAGTAGCTGAAACATAAGTATAACCTAATGCACCTCCACTACTAACTCCTGTAACTAGCCTAAATCTATCACTTGTCTCGTATGTTTCTACAATAGTTGTAATACTTCCACCAACGCCATTAGTGTAGTTATTCCATAAAATAGGAACTCCACTAGATTGTATTTTTAAATTGTTATTAGCTATATAATTTGGAGAATATTCTAAAGTATAATTTTCTATAAAGTTGTTATAACCCTTTTTAAATATCTTAATTTGCGAATTATCTACAAAATACATACCACTTGTATTATCAAGATATGGTTCAATTGTACTTGTAATTGATGCAATTCCTGAACTATTTAAAGTTCCATTGTATGTGTATTCAGTATAATAATAACTTGTAGAAGCCATTTCATTAATAGCAACAATATTCCATTTATTATTTGCTTGATATAATCTACATCCAAAAGACTTTACAATCTTACTTAATACCTCTAAACAAGTCTGATATGTGTCATCACTATTTAAAAAGTAATTAGGTCTTAAATATGATTGATTAAAAGGTTCATCATATGTGTTATCTGCTCTATCATTCATATATTGAGAATAATAAGAACAAACAGTATAAACATTAAGTCCATTAGGGAATGCTATTTGGTTTAGACAATTTGTAATAAAATCCAACGTTTTAATAGGACTAAATTTATATTGCATTCCACCTTCTACAAATGGATAAGGAAAATAATCTAATATTCCTAAACCATCAATAGCATCAAATCTTAATTCTTTTCTTCCTGTTGTAAATAGATATTGAACATTATCACTTAATGCCCAACCAGTCCAAATAACTGTTCCATCTATTTTTAATTTAACTAAATATTTTCTATCATTTAAAGTAACAAAGTTTGGCTGATTATTTACATCATCAGTTATATCCATAATTACGGATAATTGACTTGCATATATAGATTCATAAATATCATCCGATTTTGGAATATATTGTAAATTAACTGAAACCGCATCGTATTCAATTACATCTTCTACAACTTCATCTATGTACATTTCAACTATTGAAATAGTATCATTTTTAGTTGCACTTGTTAGTTTGTATTTTAAATTATATGCCATATTTAGAATCCTCTACGAAGGTTTAAAGATGCGTTTGAACGATTAATAGCTAATATTAAATCTTGCCCTTTTAATACAAATTGACCACTACCATTTACACTTCCACCATTCATTGCACCTGCACTAAAAGTACTACTTAACATACCACTCAATTTGCTTAATGGCATTACTGCTTCACTTTCAGAGCCTTCCCCAATCATTGCTAATGTAGGTTTTGTAACAATCCCACCATCAGCTAAACCTAATAAACTTTTAAATATATCAAAGAATCCTGTTTTTGCTACTCCTCCACCTGCTGCTACTGCAACATCAGCTCCCGGCAGACTAGATAATATTGCAGATAAAATAGCAGCTTTTAATGCTGTTGCAACTAATTGTTCAGCTATTTGTGCTAACATATCTCCAAGAGCATTCATCACATTTTCTCCTCTCTGCATTGCATCCCACATACCCATAATTGCATTTGTAACATCTCCAGCAATTACATTAGCAAATTCTTTATATGCTTGTTCTTGTTTTTTTATTTCTTCTTCAGTAAATTTAGTTCTCTTTTTTGCATTTTGATTTCCCAACATTGTTAATTGAGTATCAAAAAATGCCATTTGTCTTGCAGTCTTTTCAGGGTCTAATTTCTTTTCTCCTGTTGCACTTGCTTCATTTTGTTTTGCAGCATCAAATAATTTAACTGCATATTCAATTTTAGTTTGCGATAATTGTTTTTCTAATTGTGCCAATGCAGTTCTAGCTTCTCCAGTTGTTAAACCAGCAAGTTTTTTAATTGCATCACTTATTGCTTTAATCTTTTCAGTATAATAAGATTCTTTATCTTTTTCATTTTTAGGTACTTCTTTTAGTAAACCTTTTGATAATTGATAATCTAAAGACCTTATTTCTTCATTTAATGATTTAACAATATTTTGTGTTTCAGTTAACTTTTCTGCATTAGCACCACCATCTCCACCTGATATTTTAACACCTTTTGTTCTTTCAGATATAGCTTTTAAAATTGAATCCCTTTGTTTATATAAAGCGTTTGTCTTTATATCTTCTTCATTATTTTTTATTTGGGTTTTTAAATTATCCCTTCTTTGTTGGTCTTCTCCTTTTAATGAATCTTGTTTTGATTTTAATAATGTACCTGTATTTTTTATTTGTTTTTCTTCTTCACTATCTAAAACACCTTTCTTTTTTAATATATCAGTTGTAACCTTTTCAAGTTCAAGTTGTTTAGTTTTAATGAATATAATATCCTCTAAATTATTTATATATGTTGTGTACGCATCATTTAAACCATTAACAACACCTTGTTCTAATTTTAAATCTTTAAATATTTCAGGATTTAACTTCTTTAGTCTTTCTAAAGCATCAGATTTTCTATTTCTAGTTTCAGTTTCGCTATTTAATACGGAAACTAATGTAGAAACTTCAGTTGCTTCTTTAGCAACCGATGAAAATATGTTATCAATTGCTTCCTTTTGTCTTTTTATTTCATCAGCACCTTTACCATTTGCTTTTGCTAATTCTTCAGCTTCTTTTTTGGCTTTATTTTGATAATCAGACCATTTAATATATAATGCAGATATTAAAGATACTGCAACGGCTAAACCTGCTGGACCTATTAATGTAGGAATCAACTCTTGCATAATAGTTGTACCACTATCTTTAGCTTTTTCTTTTAAACGTGAAAAAGATTCAATAAAAGGATTGATGTTATTTGCTGCACCTCTAATACCATAGGCACTATCTTCAGCCAAACGACTGAAGTTAATCATAGCGTTTGTAGCTTCGCCTGTGCCTTTCTTTATATCCTGAAATTTGTATTTTAAGCCTTCAGTACTTTTGGCTAAATCTTCAATGGCTTTTAACGCTTCCTTATTGTCAGCCGTAATAATGAGTTGTAAAGTTTCTGCCATCTTATTTTTAATTTACGCCATATAATTTTAATGTCCGCTTCAATTGGTCTTCCGTTAAATATACCTTTTCTTCTTCTTTTCCTATATCATCAAGTTCAGGTATATGCCAAAAAGCATTTAAACTTTTAGGCGATTTTTCAGCGGTACTACTTAAATATACAATATAGGCAAGGTTTCTAGTCCTTGCCCATTCGTTTAACTCTTGTTTTTCTTTACCCATTACGATAATAGAAAAGTCTTTCCAAGTCATTTCCCAAAACTCATTGGGTCTTATATTGCATTCAGCAGCTTTAACTAAAATATCATCCCAGTTTAGCTTTGTTAGGCTTTTTTTTTTCGCCACTTTCAACACTTTTTACGGATGTTGTAGTAGTAGAAATAATATATTTTACATATTCAATTAATTGACCATTTGTGTCAAATATTGAGCCTATTTCATCAATCCAATCACAAGCATCTACTTCATCATATTCAATGGCTATTTTGTTGCTTACACAAGCTGACTTGTAACCAATGTGAACTAATTTAACAATGATATCTAAATCAAAGTGTGTATTAGTTAATAATTCAAAGTACTTGTCTATTGTGATTCCTTTAGCAGTACAAAATTCTCGCATTGCCCAAGTACCCCACTTTAGTTGGATTGTTTTGTTGTTCAGTCTTAATTCAAACATAGTTTAGTTGTTGTTATGCGGTGGTTTCAGTTTGTGTTAAAGGCGGTGTAGTTACTACGAAAGTAGCTGAAAACTTTACATCATCTTTATCAGCAGCATTCACAGTAAAATTGCTAATGAAAACTTGACCTGAATAAGTAATATCTCCAGCAGTAGGAGTTGCTTTACCCATTTTCATATTAAATGAAGTTTTAGCAGCGTGAGCAGCATACAATTGTTGGTAAGAATCCTTACTTGGAGTTCCTGTTTCATCAATTGCAAAACCTTCGCCTGAAAAACTTTGGTTAAATGATGGACTTGGAGTGTAAGAATCTCCACACTTTGAAGTTGCATCAATTGTTCCTAATGTTGATGTAAATGAGTTAGATGTAAGACAAGCAACTGGTTTAAAGGTGCCATCTCCATCAATGTCGGCTAAAAGGATATAGTCCCTGCCTGATACTTTAGTTTCTGCCATTTTATTTTAATTTTGAGTTATTATTAAATTATAAGTTATTAATGTTCTAAAAACGTTATCCAAAGGGTTTAAGCCATCTATATTTCTAATGTTATCAACCACTACACTTGAAGCATAAAATCCATTGCTTAAGTTTATTGTAGTTTGCGAGTTGATAGCATTTAAAACTAAATCACTTATTGTTTCGGCTCGTTTATAGCCAAAGTTAGCACTTTTTGTAACAATGTCAACTATGATAGCAACCGAATTTGTATAACCAGCTTTTCCTTGTTCTTGACTTGAAGTTCTGCCATCTAAAATAATATATTCATTTGGAGCAGAATCAGGTGCAATCCCATCATAAATAGGAAGACTTGTAGCACTACCTAAATGAGTATAAAACCATTTCTTTATTTCTATATTAGGGTTAAGCATTTAGTAAGTCTTTTAATCGTTTAAATAATTTAGGTTTTTCACTTTCATAAGCTGGTATTAAAAATGGTTGTGGTCTAATTCCATTTTTCAATATTTTAATTGCTAAAAACCTTGCTAATTTTTCATCTTGTTTTTGCGTAACTCCTTTTCCACCTAATCTTCTACCACTTTTTACGCTATATGTTCCAGCTAAACCTTTTCTTTTTACCCATAAAGTTAATGCTGCAATAAATTCTTCCAATGAACCACCGCTTCCGCCTTTAAATTGCATTGCAAATTCTTCAAATCCACTTGGTATTGAAACTTTGCCACCTGTTCCAAATTCAACATAAGCACCATATTTAGCATCCACAATAACTTTTCCTGTAAGTCCATTTAAAGTTGATTCCGAATGAATGCTTTGTCTCAATGTTCCAACATTTACAGGTGCGTTTCTTTTGGCATCACGTTCTATTTTCATAGCAGATGCACTTATTTCTTCAGCAACACCTTTTGTAAGGTCATCTTGAATAGTCTTTAACTTTTTAGTTAAACTATCCATTCCGCTTAAATTAAGTGCAAATCCAGCCATTAGTAGTACATTTCAATTTCATAAAATCTAAACTGATTTTCAACATCCTTAATAGAATGAATGGTATATCGTTCTCCTTCCACTTCTAATTGGTATGTATCAGTTATGTTTACATCATAACGAATAAACAACTTTGCTGACCTTGTAAATGTCAATTGTGCTTCTTGCAATGCTCTTGATTGTGCTTGTGGTCTAAAGTCTC